AGGCAACCAAGTGTTGGTCGAAGGTGAAGTGCGTTACAACACGGTTGAAAAAGACGGCAAGAAAACCACCTATACCAAAATCCAAGCTAGTCGCTTTGAGTTTGTCGGATCAAAGCAGGAAGAAACCTCGCCAGCACCTAGCGTTGATCAATTTGATATTCCTGATGTAGATCCTATGGATTTGCCATTTTGAGGTTGAATATGATTTTTGAAAATATCCTGAGTTTTTTTGCCATTGTTGCAATCTTGGCATCATCGCGGGTCAACTATCTGACAGTAAAGTCAAAGGACAATTCTTTGACCTTCTGGCAGCAGCGTTTTAACGTAGTAGCATCGGACTATCAAGCCTTGCAAAAAGATCACGATGCCATGGCGCAATTGATCTCCCAAATGCGTGAGGATAACGGTAAACTAGCTGTAGACGTATTCAACTGTAATTTTACTAACAGAGGTCGCAATGATTGAAGTGCTGTTTACCTGTATCTTAAATAACGTAATGAAAGAAATCTCCGCTGGAACTACCGACACCAGAATTGGCAGGGAATGTCGTGTTATGATCGATGATAAAGTTGTCGGAAGCGCCCAACATAATCCTGAGTTCTGTACTGGACTAGCGTCAAAGATAAAAAATGACCTGGAGAAGAAAGGTTTTAAATGCAGCGAAAAAAGTATCAAATAAATCTGTTTTTAGATCATATCAAAGTGATCAATGACCTGCTGCAAAGGCATCATCCCGATGCTCGTTTGCAGGATTTCATCATGACTCAAATACGGATGCAAGATGTAAATGATGAACTATCTAGCTTGCATCTGACATACGACAAGCACTTGTCGGCGTATGAACCACGCCAGCAGGGAGCGCAGCATTGAAAATTAAGCCTATTCAGCTATGGTGCTGGGTTTGCCCTATTTGTAACAGCGCAAATATAATGGCAACATTGGCATTGTCTCACTACGGCACTATAACTGAAAATTGTATGCAATGTAGTAATACATCTGAAATAGAGCAAGTGCCCTATGATGATTTATTTCCACCTCTACCAGATTAGGAGTGCAGCATTGAATATCATTCAAGCCATTAAGAGCGGGAAAAGGTTCAAGCGTAAATATCACTCGGATTGGATGCAAGCTGAGGTATGTAGAGATTTGTCAATATCAGCCATTGATATTTTAGAGGATGATTGGCACACCGAAGAAAAATCAGTAGAAGTAACAGCCACTATGGTTCGGCAAGCTGTCGCTAAATTGCATGGCCGTTACATTGGAAGTCTTGACGAGACAGCAGATTTTATAATAAAGGAATTGGGTTTGTGAACCCTGACGACCACGAACTATCCGAGCAAATGAAAACTTTGATGTCTTGGAAGATCCCAGAATCTAAGATTAGGTTTTGGCGTGAGCTTGGACAGATGGTTATCATCTTGCTTGTTATCGCCTTGACTGTTTGTGCTGGATTGGGGTTTCAATACTGGACATGCACAGGCAAGAATCCAGATAGAACATTTATGCAGTGTATGCGCTACGATCTTGAGACAAAGAGGATTAGGAAATGAAACTCGTCACCGGCATTGAAGCGATACAGTCAGGGAAGCCTTGGAAAGATCGCCTCGGAACTGAATGGATAGAACCTAATTGTGAGAGTAAAAGTTTTACTCCAAAATATCTTATGTTAAAAGAATTTATCATCAAAGAAGAACCAAGGGAGTTTTGGGTGAGGATTGAAGACACAATCCGAGAACGAGGATCAATGAGCACAGCTTTACAATCTAAGGAATGGATACGAGTACGGGAGATTGAGAAATGAAATACCGCTCGAAAGTAGTTGACATTGAGGCAATACAATTTGATGGCTATAACCACGATGAAATTAAAAACTTTAGTGAAGGCAAAGTCGTTAGTGCAAAAGCTTGGAAACCTAACTATTGCCAGCTTGAAGTGCACACACTTGAGGGCATAATGGATATAAATATTAGCGATTATGTAATCAAAGGACTAGAAGGCGAATTTTATCCATGTAAAGAATCTATATTCATTAAAAAATACGAGCCGGTAGGTGAGGGATGACTAACGAAGAATTTTTAAAACTACTGGAATTATATAATGTTCCTTTTGTAGATCGTTCTAGCATAACTGAACACGCCAAGAAGCTGGTAGCTGTAGTAGAGGCATCTAAAATATATTTTAAGAAAGATCACTGCACATGTTTAGATGGTGATGTCTGCTCTACTTGTGTTGAAAATATAGAAAGATGTAATAATGCGCTAGCAGAAGTAGAGCGGGAATGAAAATTGAAGATATGAAAGCGTTATGTAATGAATATACGGTTGATGGTTATCGCAGAGATATATTCTATAAGACAGCACTTAATAAGTTTGAAGCACTTGTCAACTTAGCCGATCAAGTTAATGCCATGCTATCCATGGCAAAGCACAAAACCGGCAAAGCTGTCGATGATGGTGATTCTTGGGAAATTAGCGACGATGTATTTCAGGAAGTAAACAAAGCTTTTGAGGATTTGAATAAAGAAAACCCACCAGCACCATAGCGCCAGCAGGCGAAACGAAGATGTCACAACACTTGGGAGATCAGTCAAATTAATTATAACATGCAATCAATCGATCTTTACCATCAGCGCATCGGCGATAGTTTTCACAATCTTGTCATCAACCCTACCATCAGTTTTCTTTGCTAACGAATCAAGAGTATAGACCAGGACTTGTGCTACTACTGAGCTTGTCAAAAGCTTCAAGCCTAACTCGGCTATAATTTTAGCGAATATTCCCACGATCTAACCTCTTTAGTTTATGATACCACTTCTTTCTAAGCATGGTATCGGTAGGTTTTCCAGATTCTTTAGCTCTTTGTGCAGCTGCAAACCGGTCAAGATCGGTGCGAGTACGTAGCAAGGCCACAATGGGAATAACCATTGACGCAATAATTCGCAGAATCTCAATTACATAGTCTTTGGACATATTATATCAAATCTCACGCTCTTGTTCCATTTTCCAGACTTTTTCATCGTCATTATAAACGGGAGAGTTTTTTTCTTTGGGATGCTGCACAATACCTTTTGGCGTCATGATGCCTTTTGTTTCTAGCTCAGCTTCAATTTCTGGAAACAACAAAGCACCGATCAAATAGAGCAGCATTAGGGTATTGATAATACCAAGAATCAAGACAGCCAGGAGCATTCTGACCTCAACATTGAATACATATGAGCAGCAATGAATTTTCCATCCCGGAAATATAACTCCCGCCTTGTACCTTCATTGACTAAACCCAATGCCTCAAACATCTTGCAGGCAGGGTTTCCATCAAAGGTTTCTCCCCATATGCAGTTTAGATTTAAATTAAGAAATCCATGAGCCAATAGCGTCTTCATTGCTACAGTACCAAATTTCTGTTTGTGGTACTCAGGCAGTATATAGATACTGAACTCAGCCCGTTGGTTAACGTGGTCGATGTCTGTTAGACCGCAGACACCCACAAGCTTATCGTCCGCAGACACTCCATTATCAAGTATGATTTCATACATGCGTATCTTTTGGTCTTCATTTTGCCTTTTGAACCATGCTTCCTGGTCTCTTTCGGATATCAAGTCATATTGACGGCACCATTGCCAGATTTCACGGTTATTTCTGGCTTTCCTGTATATCTCCAGATTAGCCTGCTTTAGTGTATCCAGCTTGACGCCGAAATTATAACTGATCATTTTGGCTCACCGTAGATTGCAAAGGCAATCTTAACCACATCTAAAGCATTGATTTGCTGGTGGGGTTTATAGCCTGTCATTTCTTCGAAGTTTTTGGCAAACAATTCCAACTTTTGGTGAGCTTCAGCCTGTCTTTTGCCAATCTCACTTAAAGCATTGCCAAGGCCTTTGATGTCTGTTGGCGTACCATCAGCTTTTACTATTTCCATTGCGAACTCCCATTGAAAAAGGTGATTGTGGTAGAGGATATTCTAGCTTTATCTCATTGTTGGCTATCCGCTCTTTTATGACCTGAGATATGGCGAGAATATCGTCATTATGGCCAATATGACCAAAGTTATAAAAAAAGCTCTTGCAAAAAAGGACTTCAGACTTTGCCATTTCTGCGAAGAAAATAGCAATATTAGTATCAGATCCAGTAAAAACACCACGAGTAGGATATCCACTAATTTTGATGTCACCTGGCTGTGCATTGAATCCATCGATGAATTCTCGACCTTTTTTCCAAAGATAATCTATCGAGTATTCTGTATCCTTCACCAGCAATTCACAAACCTTTTTACAAGCCACAAAGCTCAAAATCTCACCGGCATAGGTGGAGCTTATAAAGTAGCCAGGATCATCCATCACTGCTGCTTTACCGCCAACAGCTGCCAACGGCAGGCCGTTAGCCATGGCTTTGCCGATAACCAGTAAATCTGGTGTAATACCTGTGTAATTGCAAACCCCAAGCTTTTTGAACCTAAAGCCGGTTATGACCTCATCGAATATTAGCATGGTGCCAGTAGCTGTGCATTTTTTACGCAGCTGATTCAGCCATTCAATGCGCTCATTGCCGTAATCAGTCATTACTGGCTCAATAATCACGGCAGCTGTCTGCTCTGTGATATCATCCAATGATTCTAGCTTTCGGATGAAATCACGCTTTGGCACTCCCTTAGCAGGTGGTGTCAGCGATACAAAGTCATCATGGAATCCGTGATATCCTTCAGACAGCACTAAATCCCTGCCTGTGGCGTTTCTGGCAATCTTTATCGCAGCTGAGCAGGCATCAGAGCCAGTTTTAAGAAATTTCCACCTATCCACAAAACAGAATATGCTCTTTAAAGCTTCACCGGCTTCAATCTCATGATGCGTGGGCAAACTGTGGGAAAAACCGCCATAGATATGCTTTAAAAGATCCTTGCTAATCTTGTCATTGCCGTATCCAAAGAGGTTAACCCCAAGCCCACAAATGTAATCAAGGTACTTCTTATTTTCGGCGTAAAGGTGCGAACCGCTGCCATGGCTCACGTGAGTGGGATAAGCTCCATAGATCAGCATTTTGGGATGCTTGGAATTGGTCAAGCTTCCCTGAGCGATTACGTTTTGCGCTCTGTGCCATAGTTCAAAGTTCATAAAATAAAAAATCCATCACAAATATTTTTATCTCTAGCCTTGTCGATCTTCTGGCTTATTACTCTGTGATAATCTCTGACATATTCGAGATCCTGCTCTGTATCTACAGATATCTTGAGTGTTGAAAATTCCCCATGACTTAACACACAAGCTCTTTTGGCCCATCCTGGAGGCTGTGACCGGATGATTGTCGTTACATGCTCCCGATCTGATGGGCTTGTCGCTGTTTCATCTGCCCATTTCATCAGAGCTTGAGAAATGACTTCGCAATCCCAACCATCAGGTGCCATCCTGACCTCTGGATGCACATTTGATACATAGTCGTAATTGTAATTAACAGCGTTTACAATGTGCTTGGTTATCAAGAAAGGCGGTATCAAAGGACAATCGCTGGTTATCCGAACCACGTAATCAGGTTTCACTGTATTTACAGCAACCATGTACCTTGAAAGAACATCGGTTTCAGATCCCGTCAATAGCTTGGTTTTGAGCCTGTGCTGATATCTTTCAATCAAAATATCGCCTTCAGGTACCAATAGATATGTCGAAACCTTGATGTTTTTGTCTTCACCGTTATTGATATAAGAGGCTGATTTCTCAGCTGCCATTAGCACCCGATCCAGCATCGGCATACCGTTTATGTCGGCAAGGCATTTACCCGGCAACCGAGAATTATTGCTTCTGGCTTGAATACATATGGCAACATTTTTCATTTTGAAGTCATCATCAGATAGGTTTTTTCATGCGCCTTAACAATATAATCGTGGTCCGCCTTTGGATTGTCTTTCCAGTCTTTTATCATCTGAATATAGGCATAATCCATCTCGCCAAGATTTAGCGTAACGCCGTTTATGCAGCAATTCCAAATTGGTGATTCATTGGAAAGCTCTGGGAATTTATTGGATAGGCCAATAATGTTTATGCAATCCCAAAATATCTTGTCATCACCGCTTTTAAAATAATGGTAATAGCTTTCGTCTGACAAGTTTCGATCGCCAACCAAGTATTTATATTGGTTAACCATAGTCAGCTTTATGTCGGTATTTAAAAGCTGATAAAGCTCATCTAGGTTTTTGGTGACGGCTTTCTCGCACAAAATTGGCAGCTGGTATTTTTTCAGATCCATCAAAATATCGAAATGGGTATCGGTAGGCGTAGCAACAATGAAGCTTTCAACGTCATGAACACTGTCATATAAAGCGCTCATATTGTGAACATCAAAAGATTTATATGGGATTTCACACCAATTCATAATTGCCTGGTATCTTTTGCCCATGTTGCCATTTGCGCCTATTAAAGCTATTTTATCAGCAATCACTTAGTGCCTTTTCTACCTTTTTATAAAGGTCTTCATAGCTGTATCTTATTTTTAGGTCATCTGACCTTAAGCATTGATCATGCGCTGACCATAGGCATTCATGTATCTTTTCTCCTGGTCTAATACCAGTTTCTTCTATTTCATAATTACCGCTCCCCATCCCAGAAATATCTGCAACTATATCGGCTAATTCCATAATAGTTGCAGCGCCCATCTTTGGGATATAAATCCCCGATTGATGATCTTTCTTTTCAAGCATGAACTTTGCAACATCTTCGATCAGCACCCAAAACCTAGTCATGTTTATGTCAGTAATCTTAACTTTATTTTCTTCAGTCAAAGATTTTTTAAATGCGCCTAAAACCGAGCCTCTTGAGCCAAGTACATTTCCCCATCTGAATACCAACCCGCCTTTGGATAGCACCAGCTTCTCAGCCATCATTTTGCTGGCACCATAGGTATTTATCGGCAAAACAGCCTTGTCAGTACTTGAAAACAAGTACTTTGCTCCATGCTCTTTGGTCCAATTCAGCGTGTTTTTAGTGCCGTTGGTATTTACATCAAAACAGTATTCAACGTTGGATTCCGCGATATCTACATGCTTCATTGCCGCAAGATTGAATACAAGATCATGCTCACCAATAGAAATCATCGATTTCCAATGGTGATCTCTGACATCGCCCACGATAAACTGCAGACGTTTATCATTGAACTTGTCTGCCATTTGCTTTTGCTTGAGTTCACATCTGGAAACAATGACTACCTTTTCAGAGCTATACTTTTCAAGTATCTCTTTAGTTAAAGCATTGCCTAATGTTCCTGTGCCGCCAAATATTACGATCATTCTTTGTCCCTCGGTGACCACAGAAACATTGCCGATGGATCAATGACTTTGACTACAGCAACCGCACCACCACGCACTAGATCAGTCAGAAGATCACTGGCATCCTTGGTCAGAGCAGGCTTTTTTTCTGCCTCTTCTAGCTTTTTTTGATATGAATCTAGCTGTTTTTTTGATTCAAAGCGGATTGATGAATTTTTGCGAGAAAAATAGAGTAAAATGAGGATATTTGAAACGAATAGAATTGCACATAATGCCTGATACCAATAAATCATAATAAATCCAAAATATATTTAAATAGATAAATAAATTTTATTTTAAAGACCAAATAAAATCAAGCTAAACTATATTGAAATGACAAAGACACAGTTTGATTGCTTAAGCTGTTAGGATATCCCCTGATTGATGGGGCTGTTGCAGAAGTGTTTGAATTGCCCCAATATGCTGGCTGTGTCGCTACATATGATGTCCCCAAAACAACATATCTTCCTGGAGTGCCAGCATGTGCGATTGGAAGATTTACTGTAAAATCTGTTAGAGTTGTAGCAGACGTTGGATCTACGTTGGCAGAGCATTCAACATGTATCCATTTACCTTTTCTTTTATAATAAGCAGCTACATCCGAAATAGCGGCTACGTTTGTTCCGCCTGTTGCTGATAATGTATATGAACCCTCTTCTGTTATCTCATCATCGAAATACCAACTTGATCCATCAGATATTAGTCGGCAATAGCCATATTGTTTGTAAATAATATTTGTCGCACCGCCTTCTATCGTTCCTGAAAGAATCACTTGACCAGCACCAGAATCAGCTTTTTTAATAAAAATCTTTCTACCAGAATTATTAGCAGCTGCAGGAAGTGTTATAGTTCTATTTGAAGCACCTGTAGTTACCAAAATATGGTAGTAGCCATCTGCATCTAAAATTGTGTAATCTGCACTTGCAACGGCATTGGTTCCAGTTTGCCCTGGTGTCCATGTTAAAACACCAGCGCCATCGCTGTTATAAGGGACATAACCCTTAGTTCCAACTGTTGTCGGCAACGTTAAGGTATATGTAGCCGATTGGCTGGCAGATGCCAAAATTCTTGCCGTATACGAACTAGCACCACCAAAATAGATGGATAGCAAACCAAGTGTTGAACTACCAACATTATATGTTGCCGTGGTCTTAATCGATATACTTGAAGCCAATGCAGCTGTTATTGATAAATCATCGCTGCTTGAGTTACCAAGGTTTACGTTGCCATTCAACGTTGCAGTACCTGCTGCTGTCAATGCGCTCACCGATAAATCTTTAGATCCATCTGTTAAAGCGTTTATCAAATCAGTGAAATTTTGATTCACTTCAGTAGCTGATGCCGTTGTTGAATTTGAGAACGTATAAGTAACTGCTGGTGATGCCATTTTATATCCTTAGTTTGGTGTAGTAAAAGCCGATTGAGGTAAATTAAAGGTTCTTTCTTGCTTAACTCTGTTCTTTGCCTCTGCAGGTGTTTCGAATGCTTGTCTTGCGCCAAATTGTATCGTTCCTGTGCCAACTTCAGAGCCAGCAGCAGCTGCAGCTTTATTTATAATATCTGCAATGCTACCACGTTTAATTTGGGCTTGCAGCTGTCCCATGCGCCTTAAGGCACCTAATTCTGCAGTCAGGTTTTTAGTGAATCCATATGTCCATGCTGTGCCTGATGGGTTAACGGATGCAGGCATATTTCTATTGAGAATCTGAAGATCGGCTATTTTTTCAAGATAATCAGCACCAAATATAATCTGTTGTGACTTCTTAGGAAGAGCTACAATTCTATTTAAAAATGAGGATAACTTAGTGGTACCTGATATTCCAGACTTCGATTGTTGTGCTACCTTAGCAACATATCCATTTGCCAGCACATCAAAAACGTCAGGATACAATTGACGGATATATTCCATTTTCTTTGGATCGTTTACGTCAAGTATTTTCTTTACAACATCACTGTCTTTGACAAAATCATCAAAATTATCAACAATTGCCTGAATACCTTGTTTAGATATTTTCCTGTCTGTAAATAGATTTCTGACTTTCTCAGCTACTGCAGCATATTTAGTATCAGCTTGTTTCAAAGCTTGTAAAGCAGCTTCCGCTTTATCAGCACCAATAACAGTTTCAGCGCCTTCGATTGTGGCTTCAAGGCTTTTTGACCTGGATTTTGTCAAAGCTGAATACAGATCATTTAGTGAATTTGCTAATACATATTCACCATCTCTTGCAGCTACCTTAGCATCTTTTCCAATTACTGTTCTAATCTTTGAAATATCATTTATGCTTTGAATGTTTGATACTTTATCAAACCATTTATTCATTGTCTCTGTCGTAACATCATCATAATGAAAATTATCAACTGACTTTGATATTGATTCTAATGCGTCTGTCGCATCTACAAACTCTTTTTGGCCTTTTAAATATGTTCCTAGCTTGTCATATGTGGCCTTTATCGGCTTCAATTCTTTCTCAAGACTTGACACCAACATACCTTTAGCTTTTGAACCCATATCTATTGGATCAACTGAAGAATATTTTGATACAATTTGATCTACTGTGTCATCATAAACAGCCTTTCTGTTTTCAGCTGCTTTCCTGATACCTCTGCCTATTATTGTCGGCACCTTTTCAAAACTTTCTTCAAGCATTGAAATTGTCCTGTCATCATACTGTTGGCGCAATGCAGGTTTTATCCCGATCCTTTTTGCAGCTTCAGCTATCTTTGCGGATTCGTTTGCCAGCTTTGGCGCTGAATTTTTAAAATAATTACCAACAGCACCTACACCTTTTTCAATGCCTTTACCCACTATCGGAGCCGCAGCACCCATAAGACCAGATTGAACTATTCTATTGGTGTCGAAATCTTCTCTTAGGTCTAAACCTTTTGCTAGAGCCTGTTTACCAGCTTCGAAAGCACCGGTAGCTATACCGCCAGCAGCAGACGCTGCAGCCAAAGAAGCACCACCCGTTGCTGGTGCTCCCAATGCGCCTAATACTTTAGCGCCAGATGCTACACCAGTAACAACAGCTTCTAAAGCATCGCCGAATATGTCAAATACATCGAAACGGTCAATACCAGATGGATCAACCGCAGTATATTGTGGATCACCAGGCTTTCTTATCTCTACTTTTCCGTCATTTACTCTGGCATCATAGCCTTTTTGACTGAAGTATTTTTGCTGAAGTATTGGATCACGGTCAATAAGGTTCATGACCTTGAATCGATCAACAAAACCAACGGTATCATTTACCTCTTGTTTTGCCGGTAAATTTGTTGCTATGGTGTCAAATATCTTATTTTTTACTGCTACAGATTTAGGGTTGTTTGGTTCTGACTTTGCAGCACTCCAAGCTTCAATAGCCTGTGGCTGTAGACCAAACTTTTGCATTGCCTTGTAGGATCTTTGATCCTGCGGGTTTTCAGCAATAAAATCTAATATCTTATTTGTTTCTGATACTGTTGGCATTTATTACCTATTGGCTTATAAATTCGTTCATTATGTCTTCATTGGTTCTTTTCTTAGCAGCGCCAGCTTCACCGATGCCTATCTGTCTTTCTGGAATACCTTGCGGCACATTTCTAGGCGCAACATCAGTCAGAAGATTAGATGGATTTAAATATTCAAGAGCTTCTTTTTTGTTGTATTTGGTAGTATTGGATAATCTTGAAGCAAATGTATCAGCATGTTTCATCAACTTAACTCTGGCATTGGCATTCATATCTGCAGCGAAATCCATCAGATATTTTCGCTCATTGTCAGGAATAACTTGACCATCTAAACCCTTATTGAATATCGCAACAAACCGATCCAACAAAGCAGGATTTGTCGAAAACTGTTCCAAATCTTCAGCGCGAATTGCACCGGTATCTCCAGATAAACCGAAAACCTGTCTCAAGGCAATTGCGTCAATAACTGATTGTTTTTTCATCAGCAGGTTTTGCAAATTACCAGCTTTCTCATAGGCTTTTACATATTCATTGGTCCTGCCATTATTTATAAATTCTTTATTTATGGTATCAGCCTGTTCTCTTTCCTTGTCTGTTCTGTTTTGGCTCAATTGCTGCTGCTGAAGACCAACTTTCTTTTTCTCTAAATCTAACTTAGCTATCTCCAAAGGTGAAACGCCTTCCTGTCTTGGAGAATAGAAAGCTGGAGCACCAGTTGTGGGAGAAATAAACTTAACAGCACCTGCTGTGCCTTCTGGCACCATTTGAAAGCCTTTAGAAACCTGTAGTTCTTCCGCAGGTGTTAACCTACCTTCAGTTATTCGCGTTTGCTCTGCCTGTTTCTGTTGGAATTCAGCGTCTGACTGTGCTGCTTGTTTATTCATCAGATCGCTTTTATTCAGGCTGTCTTTTATGCCCAATATGCCACTAGCTAACTGCACACCTTGCAGAATAGTTTCTAAAGGATCTTTTCGCCTAGATTGTGGCATATTAACTTGAGCCATTACGCTACTCCATTACTTCTGTTTAGTTTTAACGCAGCTGCTGTCAGCATCGGCATGTACTGCTGCTGTACTTCTGGTGGTTGGGATTGCAATTCTATCCTGGCATTATTTAGTGCTGTTTGTTGATCAGGCAATGTCGGCATCTCTGTTTTGCCACCCATTCGGCGCTCAACAGCAGACATCCCTGGCTGATTAGTAGCTCCAAGCATATCTAGACCACCTTTAGCAGCACCACCCAAAGCAGCTCCGGTACCTGCAGCGCCTAAAATAGCAGGCATCGCGGCAAGTGAAGCTCCACCAGTTGGGATAGCTAAAAGACCAGCACCAATGGCACCGGCCAAAGGCAGAAAACCTGATGCCTTATCCATTGAACTTTGTTTCTTAGGTATGTTTACTTGAGCCATTATTTTACCAACCTAATTGAATGTTATTTGTATCACCAAAATTATCTAAACCTTTATAAGTTCGCGTCCCAATATCGCCAATGCGTCCAAAAATATCTTTTTTATTAGCTTCAGATTTAGCCATGTCCATATTGAAGTTATTGATCATTTTTTCATATTCAAAGTTTTTATCGAATTGTCTTTGTTGCTCTTTGAACTGTTGCGCCCATCTTCTGCCCTGTGCATCATCTAGAGTTCTAGCAAATTGGTTTTGCTTTCTTTGCTGCCAATCAGCAAATTCTCGTCCCAAAGCAGCTTGCTCCGATGCATATGCTTGAGAATCAATTCGCTCACCCTTAGCAAAAGCTTGTTGCTTTTTGAGCATCAAATCAGAAAAAGACTGGCTAGAAACACGCTCGCCAGTAGCAAATTTCTGTTGTGCTTCTCTTTCGCCAACAGCGAATTTTCGAGCCTCTTGAATATCTGCTTGTCTGCCTTTTTCAGCTGATTCAGCTGCTTGGATTTCTCCAAATCTATTGCCCAACTGCTCTTGGCTTTTCTGTTCGACTACTTGCTGCTGTTTTATGGCTTCACCTGAGCCTTGCATACCCAATTGAGCAAAGCGCCTTTGAATAGCTTCATTGGCAGCTTGTTTACCTGCTGTTGTTTCTTGAGAAGCTTTTTTTCTAGCTTGCTCGAACATTGCGTATCTGTCAAAAGGCTGCTCTGCCATTATCTGAATCCTTTATTGTTATAAACAAAGTTCATTCCCAAAACCTTGAACTTTTGCCCAACTGTGTTTTGATTGCTGAATTTGAATTGAATACGCTTACCTTTTCTTGGAGCAAGAAAAACCCTATCTTCACCCTGAGCAGCACCACCACCCCAGCTGTCAATATCCCAACGCATTGAACCCCAAAGTGATCCACCAGGATTTAAATCCACTTGAATATTGTCGGCTCCACCAGTATCAGAATCAATTCTGACACCAAAGTTCATAAACCAGTCACCAGACTTCTCATAAAATAACTGGGCATATCTGAAATCTTTGAATATGTTTTCTTCACCAGACACACCAGTAAATTCCTTAGACCAATAATAAGAATCTATGGCAGCACCATCATCATTGTAGCTGCCAGATTCCATCTTATAAACAAAGCCTGTTGCAGTACTAGACGAATAATAAAGATTGCCGTTATAAACGGTGAATCTACCGGGATTCAATCCAGTATACGGCACCCAAGAATCTTTTTGCTGCTTTACTCTTGTAGTGCTGAAATCAAAGCAGTAAATGCGGTTGTTGGTTGTGAGACCTTCTCCGTATGTCACAGATATATATGCTTTGTTTTTATAAATAGTAGAATTGATCATGTTCAAATAGCCAGACTGGACTAAATCCATGTCTTGGGAAATCTTATTTGACCTCATATCAGACACAATAGCAGCACTAGTCAGCAGTGACACATCAGGGTTTATTGTCTGGCCAGCAATAGCGGCAAATCCGATAAACTTGTCGTTTTCTACCGCTGGAAACATCAACTGATTATTAAATGGAAATATTCCAAACGGTGACTTAGTACCATAATTGGCCTTTACCCGTATTCCATTCCAATCGGTAGGATCTGTGCTACTCATGTAAATCATCCAAGGATTTACAGCGCAAAAGACCACGATAGAATTGTCATAAACAGCTAAAGCCTTTGGAATATCAAAGGAATTGTCGCCGATTCTAATAAACGAAGTTGACTTAAAAACGTAGGGATTACCAATTTCAGAATACTTCACCAAATTTGTGGCAGGATCTATGCAAAATAGCCTGCCCTGATGGTAAACAATCGACGAATAATTAGGCGGAACGCCATTGTCTGTTGGCGCTGCAGTACCTAAAGCAGCATCGGCGATACCATCTTCATAGGTTGTGGTGGTATTGTCGTTTATCGTCGCTAGTCTTTTATATGATGATCCGCCAGCTTCTGTTCGATAAAGATACCGCGAATTGACGCCAAAGCTCGCTGGAGCTACAGGAATATTACTAAGTGCAATATTTTCAGCTGCTGCTGTCAATGTCGCAGTCACTGGAGAAATATCAGATTCAACTAAACCGCTATTGATATAAGTCATCGCATAACGATAACCGCCAGTTAGCACAGAGCCTGTGCCAGCTGTTGCTACCGTCATTGTCGTGGTAGCTGCATGAACACCATGCCTAGTAAAGCTATGGCTGTCACCGCCATACTTATAAGGTGTTTGTGATCCATTGCCAAAAAAGATGTAATTCTCATATTCAGCGGAATAAACCGAAGCACCAGCGGAATAGATGGATTGCGCACTAGGTACAGTTGAAAATGTAGTTACTGCCATTTGATACAATGTGCCATTGTACCAAGCAACCATTGTCTGACCGCCATCATTGTCATGTCTGACATAAAGACCATCACATACATATGAACCAACTGGTGCTGTATTGAACTTTGAAACGCCTTCCCTAGTCGCAACAGCACCATCAGAAAATACCACGTTGGCGCATGAAGGACTTTCATTGTCCTGAATCAGCGCGCGTTCAAACTCATTATTTAGACCACCATCAAAAGATAGTCGTCCCTTCTGTGGATATCTTCTGTCGTTATAATTGCTCAATATTCCGCTCCACTACATGCCCAATCTCTTACCACGTGGAAGTTATCGCCAGACTTCTTTTTCATCTGGTGCCGCTTTATGCGCTTCAATGATCCTTCCCAAAGATTTCTATGGTAAGAACTCATGTTAGCGTTTTGATCTTTGGCATACATTACAGAAAGCAGTAGATCCAAAATATCTAGATGATATTCGATAGGCACTTCTAAAACTGAAGAACTTGTAACAGCTGCAGGACGATTGAAGGTAAATACTTCAATGGTCAATCCTGCTGTATCTGGTGTCGGATATAAAATCATCTCACCATTCCACAAAGCGTATTGTGTCGGCGTCCCTGTCTGCTCTGTGGTTGATGTCTTTGGATCAGAATTTAACGTGGTAAACGTCAACGGCTTGCCGTCATATTCCACGCGCCTAATAGCAAAGGCGTTTGTCGGATAAGCGTATTCTCTGGTGTTATCCACACTAACGGTTGTGTATGTATTTTCAATAACCATGGCTTCGGTAGCCATTTGCATGCAGCCTTGATAAATAACATCCATCAGCATCGCACTAGAGAAGTGTGGATCGCCAATGGCGTTATATCTGTTTCTAGCAGCTGTCTCTAATTCGCTAGGTGTCATGATTGTGTCCAAGTAGGAGTGTTTTGAGAATTGTCAGTGTACACTGGAGCTGATCTTGATCCCGATGTATAGCTAGGAAATAGCCTGTTGTCCGGATCTGTCGCACCGCCTTGCAGCACATATGTGTAGCCAGCACCATCAGTCAAAGAAACCAGATTCATTGAACTACCGATCGAAAACGTATTGGTAAAAGATCGGTAAATTCCTAAGCCAATAGCATCAGTTATCGTAACCGTTTCAGATATCCATTTTCCTATATCAACAGCCGTATCTTTGGTGTTCCCCCAGTAGTCAACTCCCCAAACCATAACGTCCCAAAGGCTAGGCTTTCCCGGTCCTTGCGGGTTAAGTGAATTGCTTATGGTTATGGATAAATCTGCCATCGTTTACCATCAGGTAATTGTTACTTCTGTTGTCACAGTCAACGTATCATTTGCACCTTTGTTCACTACCGCTTCTGTATCCCTAGAAAACATGGTCCCACCAGTTGAACTCGAAAATAGCCCATATTCCACTATTGCGCCGGTGCCTACACCGGATGTAAATGTTGCTGTACATCGGTAAACGGCATTTGACACATAAGAAACTGTGCCAGTTGTCCTAGCCGCTTCAATGCCTAGAGCCGTATTAGCAGCAGCTTCAGCAGTTGAATCTGTGCCGATCGCAATATATTTACATGTAAAGGTAGATGCTGCTACAGCAGCAGAATACATAAATGAGGCAAGGAATTCTAAGCCAACTGTGGTGATGACGTTTTTGCCGGATAGCTGCTGTTTTATGTTTCCGTTTTCATCCTGTAACGTAATGTACCAGTGGCCAACTATCTTTGGTTGACCACCATAAACGGATTCATAAGACATTTTTATCCCTCTAGTTCTAAAAGTTCTTTCTTGGCGTCATCGTCAACTAAAGAATCAATGTGCTTGTGGCGAATATGGCTTTTCAGCCCTGCAGCACTTGCCGCTACTTCACCGCACTTCATACATTTATGTTCTTCTTTGGCAGGCTCTTTAGAGGCTCCAGCTTTTATTTCTTCGACCCTAATGCATTTCATCGATTCTATTGTTTGCACACCACCTTTATTGAATTTAGGTGGATAGAATTGACCGCGAAATAAAACTGCCTCTTCTGAATCCATCTCAATTGATCCCTTTGACGGGATATTGAGCATTGTGCCTTTGAACATTTCTTTATGATCGATAACGTTGTCATTCCAAACGCGCACCATTGACATAGTAAACCCCTAAAATAAATAGTGAATAAATAGTAAATAAAAATTAGCTACCGTAAACCATAACGTAAAATTCATCGCCATTTGTCGCTGCAGTAACAGCGATCGTGCCAGCAGCAGCTGTGCCTGATTCAAGGGTGTTGATCTTAAACTTGACTGCTGCAGTAGTCATTGATTTTGGCGTAACTTGAACAGCTGTCACTTGATTAAATCCTGTTACAATCGTACCTGTTGCAGCGTCTGCTACACAGGAATAAAACTGCACATTCTTGTTACCGAATACCGATCTTTCCAAAAGACTATTTGAAAAAGCCATTTATAACCCCTTAAAATAAGATTTTTTTCTGAGCATTTTCCGGATCAATTGCCTGTTCCTGCATATGTCTGCTCATGTTAAACATATCAAGGCACTTATCTAGATCCATTTGCTTTATCGTATGGATGTTTCCATCAGGATAGCTACCAAGGCAACCACCTTCAGAGCAGTTGATATAAATCCCTGGTATCTGAATAGAAACCCATTCGAACCACGATTTAAAATTTGCATAAGATTGCCAACTCGGAACTTTATTTCCATATGTATCGACTAGCGGAATACAGTGTCCCATCTTGGCATCATACTTGGAATTCCAGGCATGAAATTTACGGTTATAGCCAAAGCTAAAATCAGAGCCGACAAACACTGTCGCAGAACATCCAAAAAAAGCTTTGGCTATATACATGCAAGCGCCTAGCACATTACCACCATTTGATACCATGCAATGAAACTTTTCAATCGCGTCAACTGCATCCTCATAATCCTTATCAGGTACTGGAGCATTGAATAGATATATTTGACCTTGCCATTTTTGAAAAAGACGTGGATCAGATCCAATGAATGCAATCAACGTCCTTTCTTTGGTCAAGGCCCAATATTCATCTTCAGACTTGGCACCGCCTTCCGACACTTCCTCTAGGACAATCTCACCGGCATCTAAACTGACATAGTAATCAGCTGGAACGCCGTTATCCTCTAGGAAATGGAAGTTATGCAAACAGCTTAATAAAGGGATCGTTCCACGATCTTTAAGCTTGTCG